GTAGTGTGTTGTAAAGACGGTCTGTATGGTTAGATCTTATTACCGATGCTTTTTTGCTGTACTCAGTAAGATCCCAAAGAATGTCTTGACAAGCTGCACGATCTTCATTAAGAGTCTGACTATAAGCAAGAGGTGTGCCTTCGCTCCATTTACTAATTGTCTGGAAATCAATTTCATCTCCCACCACCAAAACTTCATCAAACTTCTCACGTCTTGCCAACTTAATGACATTCTTGACTGCATGCTCATGATGGTATGGAATCTGTAAATCTGATATTACTAGCCAACGCTTAATCTTCATCCTCTTCTGGAGTAGGAATAGTTGGGATAATGCCGTCTTCGCCTACTACCCAGTCGGGCATCGATGATGGACTATCCATTAAATAAAGTGCAACGCTTTCTGTAAATCCAGCCTTACGTGCAGCTCTAAACATTTCATGCTTGGCTATATAAAACACTTCTAATTTAGTTAATGGCTCAGGTGATTTACGCACCACACGCCTGTTTATCTTCTTACGCTTACGTCTTGTATGAGCCATGTGTTTATTGTCTCTTAACTATTAGAGAATACAGTTCATCAACACGCTGTTCTAATCTTGTTAACTGATCCTTCATACTAGATCCACCATTAGGACGTAATTCGTTAAGCCAGCCTTTAACTAAAAAACGTAATCCTATTAGCACGGCACTCAGCACGGCGCAACCGCCAGCGCCAAACGCTGCCCATTCTGCCGGACTCATGCTTCATCTGCACCGAGGCCATAAGCACTATCGGATTTATCTAAAGCCCTAGCTGCTGGGCCAGCAAGTGCTGAAACAATTACAGACACTGCTGGATCTAAACCTAATTCATTACTAGCTAAAAATGTCAAGAATGACACTAATACGCCACGTGCATAGGATTTAAGTATTGCCTTTTGTTTCTTGCTGATCTTCATAAGTTACCCCCTAGTAGTGGTATATCAAACGGCTTAGAATCTTTATCGCCTAACTTTGTAAAGCTTATATGTATGTGCTTTGTGTGTTTGTTATAGCCCTTGTATTTACGCCATTTAAAATTAAAAATCTTGCTAGCGATCATGCCATTATGTATTACGTAAGATATGCGTTTATCGGATTTAGCGCATTCTCTGATCTGGTCAGCCAGATATATTGAGAGCCCCTCGGATGAATCCAAGCGAGAATCAATATCAATGGCTCGTACACACCCATTTGTGTCTGGATTATGATCGGAGGCATTTCCCTTTTTGGCATGACGAGCATCGCCCAGCCATCCATCACTGGTAGTCCTACGATCACTGAACCACAAATCAACCTGATCTCTCAACTGTGTACCTGCAGCGCATAGCCAAGGCTTCATTTAATTTGCTATAAACCTAAAGCGTGAAGGTCATCGATAGTTAAACCAAGTGCGGCTAGTTTACCTTGGGCAGTTGCTTTGGCCTGAGCCTTTGCTTCGGCTTCGGCTTTGCGATTTGTTTCTTCTAATTCTCTTGCTGCAATATCTGCAATTTCAGCATCAGTAGCATCTCTTATAGTTTCAATGCCTGTTTCGCAGTTATATTCTTTAATTTGTGGTTTAGTCATTTATGATACTCCGTATAAGTAGGCTGTTCCGCTATCAAAATTACCAGAATTTGGAAACAGGTCAATGCTTGAAATAGCAGTAGTTTGGTTATACACAATCATACAATTTGAATATCCAACATCTGAGGGAGTCAAAAACCAATTACCAATAGCAGTTACATTAGCCATTTTCCAAGTAGCAGTAGAGGAATAATTTGGTATTTCAACGTTTGCAAAATATGTAGAGGTCGTCACATCATCTTGATTTGCACCTAAATCGCCAGAGGTTGGACCACCAAATGAAAAATTACCAGGGGCACTATTTGAATTTATGCTAACATATCGGGTATTGGCATCACTATTAAATCTTATTCTTATTGTTGTGCCATCTACAGTACCTGAGTACTCATAGATTTTTAATACCAATGATTTATAAGTTGAAGGTATGCTGCCAATGGTTACTGATGATCCAGTTAAGGTAGTGCCACCTGTGTTAATTAAAGTCATACCACCACCACCTGCAGGAGTAGCCCAACTTGGCACACCACCTGCAACAGTTAATATCTGACCAGTCGTACCAATTCCTAATCTAGCTGGTGTAGATCCACTTGAAGAATAAATTGTGTCGCCTGTAGTGGTCATTGGGTTAGTCATGCCAGTCGTATCTAAATTAGCCCAAGCACTGCCAGTGTAATATGTAGTTACATTTGTATCTTTAAGATATGCAAAGTTACCTTCTTGTGGTGAGGTTACAGCTGCATCTCTAGCAGCGGCACTGGCAAATACCCAGACACCTTGCATCAAATAGCCATCTACATCGGCGGCGGTTAATACCTCGCCTGTAACAAAGTCCTTAAAACCTAATCCTGCTGCCATTTGTACTCCCTAGTAACTTAGGACATTATAGTCTAAAGTGCCATAAATCGTATCATTTAGGATAAATGCGTCTATGACTGGCTCTAATGTCGTGAACGTGGTTTTCCAACTATTCGGTGTTATGTTCATTCGTACACCAAAAATCTGTAGGGTTTTTTCTAGGGTAGAGCCACCTGGCTGGGTAGTAATTACCTTTATAGGATCAAAGAAGTCTAGGTCTAGGGCTGCAATTATGCCTGTATTGTAATTAGGCGTATATAAATCAAGCACTACCGAATCCACCCGTATCGTTGTCTCTGCTCTACTGGCAACATAAGCCTGAGCATAATCTAGGGCTACTGCATCGGTCTGCATAAGTAAGCTGTCTAAATAATAGCTGTGTAAAAAGTATTTATCTATGCTGGCTTGATTTAGGGCTACCTGTGCAGTGCCACCTGTTCTTGTAATAGTAGCTTTGTTAAATACCAAAACATCGTTAAGAATCCAACTAGCATCAAAATAATTTATACCTGTGCCATTGTCTGCAAAGACTGTGGGCGTGCCACCGATAGATCCAGCCGTAACAGATCGGTCTTGAAAAACAAAACTGCCAGTCGCGTCAATATACAAAGCACCATATTCTGATAAGGCTACAGTAGAAAGAGCTTGTAATGCTGTGCGGTTAGTGCCTGGGTCTGCTTGCATAGTAGTTAGTCCTGCATCTACATCACGCATAGTAGCAGGCCAGGATATAGAATCTAACAATTTATTTACACGTGTGCCAGATAATTGTCCAGCACCAGAATCTGCAACTGTGCTAATTTGGGCTAACTGCGCAAGTCTAAACGCATCTACAGCTTGTATTGTAGTTATTGCTAAATCTTCACCAGACTCATCTGGGTATGTTGTTACGTAACTTGTGATGAATCCTGAAAATATAGGGTAAGTAACACTGCCATAGGTTGCAGTAATCTGCACCTTTTTCATAGGTGTCAATAAATTATAGTAAGGCCCAGATACGTTCATAGGATTAAAATCGCCATTCTGATCTACTATGCGTAAGGTAAGTGCGCCTGTCTGGAATTGATCAGATAGTGCAGTACGGCCTCGGTTGGTTTCTATGCGGTTAATCTGATTAGACACATCTACAATTACAGCTGCGCTATCGGCTAGTACGTTTGTGCCTAATATGCCTGTATCTAATATCATAGCCTGAGCAAAACTAGGCCCAGTGCTAAAGTTAATTACAGCATTTATTACTGGTACGGTCATACTATAAAGCCATTAGGTACTGTTGAGTAACCTGACCTAGTTGCTACCTGTATGCTTTCTGCTATAGCTTGACTTAACTTGTCGCTACCACCATCTATGGTAAGCCTAATATCCATAGGTGCTTGGGCTGTGGTGCGCTGGGCATTCTGGCTTAAAAATTGGTTAATGCGTGAGTTTAAATCTTGTGTAGATTCCATCGCTACTTTGTTTTCAAAGGCTGCTATTTTTTCGTTAGTTGCCTGAGCTGTAGATAGGGCATAAGAGTAAGTAGGTGCTGCAGTTGAAGTCGGTGTTTTAACGCCACCTAATGAAGCTATGAATGCAGCTATCTGTGCGTTTAATGCTCGCACCATTTCTAGGGCTGTATTTTGTAGGTAATCATCTATTTTGGTGTTTAATGTTTTTACTTTGAATAATGCAAAGTCTTCTAAAGACATACCTGCCAGTTTTGCCTGCTCTGCAAGTTTTCTTAATGCGTCAGTTGCTTCTAATTCTGCTAGATACTTTTTAGCCAAAGCGTCGTTATTATCTAGAATTGCTAATTGTGCCTTTAGGCGTAACTTAGTCTCTTCATCTGTTGCACTATTTAAAGCTGCGGTTAAACCTATGCGCTCTAGGTCAAATTTCTTTTTTAACTCTTCTACATTTTTATTTTCTAGCGCATTCTTTTTTGTAATTATATTATATTCTTCTTTGCGTGCTTTAAGTAAAGCCTGGGCAGTACGAATATCTGGTATGCCTGAATAGCCTCCTACGTTTGGCTTGCCAGGCGCATTATTTTTACCAATATCATATCCAATTAAAGCAAGTGCCCCACCGATAACAAGTTTTTTAGATCCAAAAACTAGAAAAGCCAAAGCTGATAACAGTTTGCCAACATCGGTAGACGCAAAGGATTTTATTTCGCCTATTAAAGTGCCTAATCCTCGGACTGTATCGGCAATAGCCAGTGCAAAATTATTCATAGAATCTGCAGCTTCTTGTATTGAATTATCTTTACCTAAAGCAGTCAGAGCATCTATCAAACCTTTGCCTATAATTTCTGTAGCATTGGCAGCATTTACTTTTAATAAATCAATTTTGCCAGCATAAGTTTGTAATCTAGCTAATGCCTGACCCTTAAATTTAGCATCTAACGCAGCCATGATTTTATTCATGTCGCCAGTGGCTATTACCGTTTTATCTAATCCTGTACCTAATCTTTGTATTGCCGTAGTAGTGCCAGATGCTCCTTTGGCTATGGCTGCTACAACTGTGCCTAAATCTTTACCAGTTCCTGCGCTCACATTTAACGCAGTTTCTAAAGCTTTTTGACTTAAAGTGACTGAGCCAGTTGCGTTGAGCAAAGTTTGAAAGGCTGGCCTAAGCTGATCATCAAGCACACCGTATAAATTTTGCAAACCTGCAATATAGGCTTCTACTTCATTTACTCTAAATGCGTTTCCTGTATTTTCTAATTGTACTGCTAATGATTTAGCGGCTTTTTCATCGGCTGCAAACGCATTGATAGCCCTTTTGCCAAATGCAACTAATGCTGTAGTAGCAAAAACTCGATTAAAAGTCTTGCCTAATTTTTGTGTTTGTTTATCAAAAGCAGATATATCTTTCTGACCTTTTTTAAGAGCCTTGCCATTAAAGGTAGCAATAGCCGAGACGACTACATTGGCCATTAGGCTGCCTTCTTAATCTCTGTGGATTTATTAAACTGTATGGCTGTTGAGTTTATAGCTTGTAGAATCGCATCATAAACTCCCTGGCTATCTTGAGCCCATGCCTTAAATATAAGTCTGCCTTTAGTCTTTTTTCCACCACCACGTACGCCTTTAATCTTAGGCTGTGATGTAAGTCCAGGCATAGAAGTTACAAACTGATAACCTGCAAACGGATTATTTGATGAGTATTCTCTAGTAGATTTGTTATAGGTATATTCTCTAGCTCTTCTAGTACCCTCAAATCCTTGCACTGCGCCCACTGTTGAGTTAGGTGTACTTGGATCTATTTGCTGAAATGGCGCACGCCCTTGTGGATTATTGCGACCTGCAGTTTCATAAATGCGACCAGCTGCGCTTACGTTATACACGTAATTACTAACTTTAAATCCGTTTCTAAATGTTTTGTTTTCGCCTGAGTTATATCCGATACCTGCTTTTACGGTGCTGGCATCATATCTTGGAAATGGCCGATAGTTAATTTCTGGGTTAGGTGCTTTACTCCAGCCTGATAATACTTCGCTATTGCTTGGCGCAAATGCTCTGGCTTTACTTGCTACACCACGCATTAAAGGATCTATAGCAGTCCTAATGCGTTGACGCATGTCTTCATCTATAAATTCTAAACCTTTAAGGACATCTTTAACGCCTACGACCTCTACTGGCATTTTTGATCTCCTTTGCTCTATCGCTTAGCACCTGCATTATTGCTGTGAGCATGTCTGAATCCATATTGATAAACTCACTAGGCGCAATTCCAGTCTCTACACTTAAAGCAGCCATCGTATAGAGAATGGAATCACGCTGTACTATTTTTTTTCTTCGTCTAATACCTCGACAGTTTCTAAGCTGTCAATAAACTCTGCACCCCATAAAGGTACTTGGGCACCTGATCTGCGTAAGCATTCCCATGCTAGCCAATAAATATGGCTTTGCATTTCTGACTCACGTAAAGCTTTAGAGATGCCCATGCCCTTACTAATTTCAAAAGCGTACTCGACTCCTGGCGTTATTTTATGTTCTGAAACTTCACCATTAGCCCTTGTTATCTTTAGCTTTGCCATTATTACTCCTTAATTAAAATGCCACCGATGTTGACACTGTTACTACTGAGTTTACTGTAAAGGACAGACTAGATGATGCAATTTCGGCTACGCCACCTTGACCGATTGGGGTCAGATTGTTTACCAAGATTGAAAATTGGTAAGTTGGATTAGTAGCTGACACTGCAGTACCTTTAACAGTGATTACTGATACTGATATGGTTTGTCCAAATGCTGCATTAAGTGTTGTCATTACCTGAGAAGCTGCCCAGTCATTTAGGAAATCTACAGAAAATGTTGCAGATTGCAGACCCTGAGCGAAGCGGTGAGAAAGATCGCCCATTGTTGTGACCTCAAGCTCGTCTACAATTTGGTTAATTACTGCGTTAGATACGTAAGAACTAATATCTATTGAAGGTACTGTAGGCGCAGCGGCAGTAGCCAATTTAACGCCTACATTGTTATTTAAGTATATGGCCATTGTTATTCCTCTTCTTTTTTAGTTTGTGCGGTTTGTTTTGGTGCTTCCTTGATTTGGCCTATCTTGATTAAGAAGGCTAAGTCGTCTGTTTGTGAACTCATTTTAACTCCAGCTCGTTAGGATTGATACGGTGATTTCTGACGTTAATAAATCTCCACTAGCTGCATTAGTTATAGCTGGAGCGGAGACACTCGATATGTTATAGACCAGGGCCGATGCCGCTAGTTTGTTTACTACTGCTACGAGAAAATCTTCTATGCCTTTTAGGTTGCCTTGATTATCAAATGCAGGTGTAGTTACTAAAATCTTAAAATTAGCCAAAGGTGCGATGTTTGTCTGGCTATTATTGCTAGGTACTATGTAAGGATCTGACACAGTTACGACCACGCTGTTTGCTAGAAGAGTTGCTGGTGGAAAACTAAAGGTAGACCACACGCCTGCATTAGTAAGTGCGGTTGCTAAAGTGCCACGTAATGTGCTTATTGCAGCCATTAGCCCACCAGTGATGCTGGACTGGCATACGGTTGGATGAGACCTCTGATCCTATTTATCATTTGGTAGCCCATCCTGTAAGGACTTGCAGTGATCCCATCCATACCGACCCCGCCAGTTTGGCTAACTTGTCTGGCCTGAAAAATATCAGTTGCCAGGACCATCGCCGCTTCTCTTATACTTGGGGTAGTCGCGTAAGATTGAGTCTTATGATCTGGGCCTGTGGCCACTCCATACGGTACTACTTTGTGAAAGTTTTGATCGTCACCATTTTTAGTATATTGGACAAATGAGTAACCATTAGGGTAATTGGTTTGACCGTATTGGTACATAAATACTGGGATTAAATTAGTAGTGCCAGTGCTAGGTGGTATTGTGCCAGTAATTGTAACTGCACCATTGAATGAAGCACCACACGCACTTACAGTAATTGTTTGACCTGTTACAAATGCATTGGGATTAGCGAGCATAAGTGTGCAGACATTATTGCTACGAGCTGTTCCCACTACTGGGGCAGTATTAAACCAAAGATATTGATTGATTAAATCTTCGCTACTTTGACAAACTTCTTCTATCGTAGCATCGGAGTAAAGTGAACCAATTCCGAGATTAGCCCGTAACTCGGCCACGGTAACATAACTGGCTGGCATCTTTACTCCTTTGCTAATAGCTCTCTGGGGCTAGGGCTACTAAACCCCAGAGATTACTTATTTGATCGGTTTTATCAGGTCTTCTGGAACTTTAAGATTCCGTTAGGCATTTTGGCAATTGTTGCCATGTAGCCATAGATCGCAACCTGTACTTGTAGGTTAGATACTACGTTTACGGACATGAAGTTCTGTGCTGAGCGATATACGGTGAACGCCTCTGGTGCAAGGATAATTGCAGAGTTGTCATCAAATGTTGTAGCTGTGAAGTTCTTGTCTACATATAGATCAAGTCCTAGCACGTTACCGCGGATTGATTGTGGGCCAACTTGTCCGCCTGCGTTCATTGGTTGTAACGCATTAAATACTGGGCGCTTTGTTGTATCTTGCGCACCAATTAAGGCGCCCCATTGTGCTGGGTTAGCAATGTAATTTTGTGCAAAGTAGCCTGTGTTTGTGTAGATAGTGCGTGCTGCTTCTGTTGAGAATGCAACAATACCATCTAGGTCGGCTGTTGTGTTTGTAGCGTTTGCACCGGCTTGAATCAAAGCTGCAAGTACAGTCTGATCTAGGCGCTTTAAGTATGCGTACTCAAGTTGCTTTGTAAGTTCTGCATAGAAGTTTGGATCTGAACGCTCTAGTAATTCAACTGAGAGTGTGTTCATACCAGCATACTTAGATACTGTGCCAGTTAGGTACTGTGTTTGCATATCGGTATTTTGTACTGCGCCGCCTTCTGCCTCTACAGTTACTTCTGGTGCAACACCATTTCCGCCACCAACTGATGTAACCAAAGATGGTACGTTAATTGTCATACCTGATGTTGGTAGTGTTCCTTGTGAACATGCATCGATTGCTGGTGTGCCAAAGCGAGTGTTAGTTACAAACTCACTTAGGTATTGTGTTGGAGAAAATGCAGGGTTAGTTGAAAAATCATCAGCTGCGGTTACATATAGCTTTGAATCTTCATTACCTAGTGCAGCCTTAATCTTGTGCTCTGTGTAAGCAGCCATAGATGTAATTGGCGTGCGGATAGATGTTTGGATCAGTGGTGCTGTAATAACTGGGCGTGCGGCTTCTACTGTAGGAGTAGCAGCCTCTGCCTTTGCTTCTTGTGGCGCTGTTGCTAAATCTTCCACAGGAGCCTCGCTTTCTTTAGTTTCGATTGGTGTCTCTGCTTCGCTTTCGCTAGCAGCAACTTTAGTTACTTGCGCTGCACTGAATGCAGGTGATTCGACTAGGCTAACTTCTTTTAGAGTTGCGCTAGTTACATATAAATAATCTTTTTTCTGTACTGACTTATTAACGTCTACACCGACTGACAAACCATCGATTAACTGCTCACCTGCAAGGATTAAAGCATCTTGACCTTGCATTGATGCGCTAATTTTAAATGATGCGTAGATGCCATCTTCTGCCTGGTTAAATTTTTGCATTCTTCCGATAGGGCGCTCGGCGCTGTGCTGCATAAGCATCTTAACCTTGCCTGGGTCGCCTATCTCGATTGAGCCTTTAGCAAAAACCACTTTACCTACAGAAGTATTGCCTACTTCTTCAAATGGCACGATCTTGCCAGCGATAACTCTGCGCTCTGTAT